TGTCCGCGGCGTACTCCGCGCCTGATCCCTTCGCCGCCGTCTGATCGACCTTGCCGTCTGCGGCCTCGCGCTGCGCCGCCTTCGTCATGGCGGTGATCGCGATCACCGGAGCGTTGGCGTCGTTCGCGAGCATCTTGAACCCCTGCACTCGGTCAGCGTCCGCGCGGTTGTCGTCGCGGTACGTGCGCTCCATGCCGACGAGTTGGAGGTAATCGACCACCACGAGCCCGACCTCTCGACGAGCACTCTCGGCGAGCACTCGCGCGCGGATCGCTTCGAGCGTGCGCGCCGTGTCGATGATGTAGAGCGGAAGCGTCCCGTAGTCGTTCGCCTTCGCGAACAAGCGGTTCATCTCGTCTTGATTCAAACGCCCGCTCTTGATCCTCTTCGACGCGATGCCGAGTTCCATCGAAGCCGTGCGGCGGAGCAGGTTGCGGCGCGGCATCTCCAGCGAGAAGTACAGCGCCACGCGTTGCTTCTCACCGGGCGATGTCGTCACCCATCGACGCGCGTTGCCGATCGCGGCGCGGATGCAAAGAGCCGTCTTCCCGGCTGCGGGCACACCGCCGATGATGTGCAATTCGCCGCCATACATCCCGCCGATGGCGCCCTCTTCCCACCCGTCGCGCGTAGCGTACCCGTCGAGCGACGGGACACCGTAGAGCGCGCCGCTGTGCTGGCCTCGCTCCGATGCCTTGATGATGTCGTCGATGACCTCGGAGGCGCCGGTCAGAGCCGAGTCATCGCGCGCGCCATCGATGTCCGCGGGAATGTTCTTGAGCACCGCCCGCGCGTTGTTGACTGCCTCGACGGGATCGCAGGGCTTCTTGAGTTCCTCGTACGCCTCGCGAACGCGATCCGTCGCCGCGCGCAGGAACGCGCGCTTCGCCACGGCCTCGACGTAGCGGTCGACGCCGCGGGGGTCGATGATGATCCCCGCCACTTCGCCGAGATACTTGATCGCCGCGGACTCTCGCAGTTCCGCGAGGCGCTCCGCGACCATCGCAGAGTCGGGCGCGTACCCGCGCTCGCGAACGTGCGCCATCGCAGACCACACCGTCACGGCGAAGCGGTTGCCGAAGCTCTCCGCGCGCAGCGTCACCGCGGCGCGGTCGTACGCGCACTCGCCCCCGTTGGTGTCGCAGAGCACGCACGCGATGACCGCGCGCTCCGCTTCAAGCGCCGCCTCCGCCGCGCCTTCCGTGACCTCCGCGAACCCCGTCACTCCGCCATCCATCACGCCGCCCCCTTCAACGCTTCGTTCCAGTCGTGAACGCCACCGCGAGGCACGACGCGCGAGACCATCGGCCCGCGCTCGCCTCGACGCGCGACCGCTCGGAACTTCGGCCGCACCTCCTCCGCTGCCTTGTTCCCCGAGTCGTCGGGGTCAAACGCGATGAGGCACGGGCGACGCGCGAAGATCGAAAGCCACTCGTCGCGCCACGATGCCGTGCCGGGGATCGCGAGCGCGTACGAGTCGGCGCCCGCTGCGCGAGCGAGCGCGTTGAACGACTCGGCGTCAATCGCACCCTCGACGCTCGCGATTGCCGTGTCCGGTCCGATGCCCCCGAGACCATCGACGCCGTAGGGCCACCGCGGGGGCCGTCCGCGCCCGAAGGAATACTTGCGCGTCCCTTCGGCCATGCGCCCGAACGCGCGACCCTGCAACGCCTCCACGACGCCGTGCGGCGAGCGCCACGGGATAACCACGCGGCGAGCGTCCCACGCGTACGACCACCTCGAGGGGTCTTCGGCGCTCGACAGACCCGACGCAATCCACCCGTCGAGACCGATCTCCGCGACGATGGCTTCGATGATCGGGCCGCGCGCGTTGAGTTCGGGGAGCGCGTACCAGTTGCGCGCCGCGCCGCCATCGAGCCCGCGTGAGCGAAGGTATGACATCGCAGCGTCGTCGCGCGTGATGGGTGCGACCTCGGCGAGCACCGCCGCGATGTCGTCGGTGACGCTCGGAAACTCGTCGACGGGTTCGGGCGTTGGCGTGCGTTGCATCGTCCGAGCGCGGCACACGTACGCGCTGCGCTCCAACGACTCGGGCGGCGAAACACCCGCGATTGACGCAGCCGCTTCAAGCACCTTGCGGAACTCGGCGCGCAGGTCGAGATGCTCCGCCGCCGCAACGAGCGTGAGCCCGTCGCCCGACGCGCCGCACCCGAAGCAACGCACGCGTGCGCTCCCGTCGGGGCCGCGGGTGATCGAACACGACGGCGTGTGTTCGTCGTGCCAGAGGCACCGGATCATCACGCCCGATGCCTGCTTCATCCAATCGCGACCGTGGCGACCGTCGAGGAGCCCGAGCGCTTCGGCGAGGCCGCGGGGATCGTCGAGCGCGCGGCGGATTCGTTCGGCGTCGTCGTTCACGAGTTCACCACCTTCGCGCCGGGGTTGCGAAGAGCGAGAAGCGCGGCGCGTCCCGCGGTGCGGGCGTACTCCCGTCGAGCTCGCTCCGCTTCGGTGATGATCTCGGGCGCGGTCGGATCGTAGTCGCGCGGCGGAGGTTCGCTGTATCCAGTCGAGGTCGGTCGCTGGTCTGCGCCCGCGACGAGTGCGGCGCGGCGTTGCTCTGGCGTCGGTTCGGGCGCGGCGCCGTCGCGGGTGATCGCCGGTCGCCCGTCCGCGTGCCACCGCTTCGCGAGCATGACCGCCGTCGAGAAGTGAGCCTCCGCGGTCCACTCGATCGTCACGGGGCCGCGGAACGCATCGCCGCCCGCGCGCAACCATTCGCCGACGAGGATCCACGTCGAGAGGTCGGGGAAGCGGCGGATCATCTTCCGCGTCGCGATGATGTGCCCCTTGTCCCACGCAGCTTTGTCGCCGACCTCGAAGCGCGAACCCGCAGCGCTCGCGATGGCGTCGATAGCGTCGTCGAGGCTGAACGGCGGCGGGTCGTCGGTCTTCGGTTTCGACGAGGCGCGGCGCTTCGGTGCGGGCTTCGCGGGCGGAGGGGGTGGCGGCGCGGGGTCGTCGAAGAGCGCACCCGTCTCGCCGGGGTTCGGCGGCGGAGCCTTGGGCGCTTCCGTCGTCGGCGCCTCGGGAGGCGCGGGCGACTGAATATCTACTCTCGTCTCCTCTCCTCTGATCTCTCTATTCGTGACGTCGCGTGACGCGGCGTGACTGGGCGTGACGCCGACGCGACATTCGGTCACGTTTCGTGACCCGCCGTCACGGTTCGTGACATCGCGCTTCGGTTCTTCGGTATCCGGCGCATCGTGTCCGAGGTCGTTGGCGCGCTCCCTCTCGGCGCGCTTCCGTGCCTTGTCGCTCTGAATGGAGGTCTGCGCGGTCACGAAGTTGGGCACGCGGAGGGCGATGCCGTCGAAGGTCACGCACCCGTCAGCGAGGAGTTCGTCGAGGTGCGGTTCCAGCGATGCCCACGCGGACGCGCCGCCGACGTGCGCCGCGAGTCCTCGCTTGCCCGCGCGCCCGAGGTCGATCACCCCCGCGCGGTTGACCTTGCGAAGAATCAGCACGAAGAGACCCTGCGCTTGCCACGAGAGCGCGAGCCAGTCGGTCGTGTCGCGCGTGTAGAGTTTCACCCATCGCTCGTCTGACCAGTCCATCACGCCACGCTCCCGTAGTTCACGAGGTCAGCATTGCGTCGCGCCCTCGCGTCGTCGGTGCCGCCCTTCGATGCGTTGCACGGGTCGCACAACGTCTGGAGGTTGTCGGGGTGTGTCGCGCCTCCCGCAGCGAGCGTCAGGATGTGATCGACCACGAGGGGTCGCGCGCCGTGGTTGAGCGCGTACCTCCCGGTGTAGTTGACGGGCGGCGCAGCGGAGAAACCGCAGCGCTTGCAGGTGTAGTTGTCGCGGTGGTGGACGAACGCGCGAAGCGCGGCGTTGGAGCGAGTCCGGCACTGGAGGCGTTGCGTCGGGGAGGGCAGCGGCCACTTGACGCCATTGTGGTCGACCCACGTTCCATGCTGGCTCACAGCACACCCTCCCCCGCGCAGAGCACACACGACACCCGCTTCGCGCGGGCGCAGGCGAGGCACACGACGACCTCTCGGCGGCGGTAGTCGTCGGGCTTCGGCGCGGGCCTCACGCGGCCACCGTCTGCGACTCCTCGCGGAGCATCTTCGCGTGCTCGCGCATGAGCGCCTCGCGGATGAACTCCGACGCGCTCACGCCGCACGCCTTCGACACCTTGAGCAGCAGCGTGTGCTCCTCGTCGGTCAGCCGAACCCTGAGACCCTTGTCCCGTTTGCTCATCTTGCCTCTCCGCTAGCGGTTTGCTAGAGTACGTGTCGCCCGAACCGCGCAACCTCTCGCGCAACGGTTCGCCTCTCCCGCGTTGACGCGCGGTGTGAGGGTTGGCCTATGCGTATCATACGGATATCCCGGTCGCAAGGAATACGCGCACACAACCGCGCGCGTTACGCCCCTTCGCCCGACGTCAACAGCAATCGTCGCGAGGTGCGCAGCGCGAACGCGCGGGTGCGCGTTCGGTCGTCAGCGTGGGAGGGCGAACGCGGCGCCGAGGTGGAGCACGCGCAGCCCGCGGAAGTCCCCCGCCGCGACGCGCGTCACAGCGACGACGTGGCGGGGGCCTGCGTGGCGCAGGACAACGCGGGTGAGGCGCTCCCCTCGCCACCACGCGCGGAGCACGGTGTCGGCGCTGGTGAGGCCGTCGAGGTTGACGGCGACGACGCAGAGGAGGATGCGGCGGGGGCGGGTCACGCGTCGGCGGCGGGCGTCTTCGCGGCGCGCTTGCGCTTCGGGGCGGCTGGAGCGGGCGTCGCTTCTACGGCGGGCGTCGGGACGGATGCGGGGGCGTCGGTCTCCTCGATCTCGTCGAGGGCCTTCACCGCGGGCGCGTTGCCGAAGTTGAACGCGACCTGACGGTCTTCTACGCCGATCGACGCGGACACGCTCGACACGTTCTTGACCGCCTGCCGGTAGTACGACGACTTGAGCTCGATGCCGATGCCGCGACGACCCGCGCGCACGGCGCCGAACACCTCGGAGCCGACGCCCATGAACGGCGTCACCACCGTGTCGCCGGGGTTCGTCCACAGTTGGAGCGCGCGCTCGATCACGTCGAGTTGCAGCGGGTGGACGTGCTTCTCGTCTTCGGAGTCGCGCGCCTCCTTGAACGGGAGCACGTTGTCGAGTCGGATGTCATCCCAGAACGAAGAGGCGTACTGCCTCCAGATCCAGTGCGAGAAGCGGTTCTCCGTCTGCTTCCCCTTCCACCCCTTGAAGCGGTGGAGTTCGGCGGGGATCTCGCGCTCGCCCGCGTACTCGTGGAGCCCCGTCGGGTGTGCGATGGGCACGGGGTTGTCGCCGCCCTTGCGGAACAGCAGGAGGTAGTCCGCGCTCGCGTTGCTGCACTCCGACGAGTCGACGACGATGGTCTTGTGCGCGAGGTTCTTCGCGAGCGTGCGGTTGCGCACCGCGAGAGGCTCCTTCCAGATGCAGTAGCGCGCGGCGTACTTGAACCCGAGCGACTCGTGAAGGCGGATGATCTCGCCGGGGAGGTCGAAGAGGTGATCGCACCCGGTGTTGCCCGTGGGCACGTCGGTGCAGTGAACGGCGGTCATGCGACCGGGCATCGTCGCGCGGTGGAGTTCGCGCACGATGAACGCGTAGTGCGTGAGGAACTCCGCGAAGGTGCGCGCGTTGGAGAGGTCACGCGGAGACGACGAGTAGTGGTAGAGCGCGCCGCCGCTCTCCTGCGCGAAGGGCGGCGAGTAGATGCTGAACCCGATGCGGTTGTCGGGGAGCGTCGGAAGCACCTCGCACGAGTCCCCGTTGTAGATTGCGAAGTTGTCACTGATGAGTTGATCGATCACAGCCACGACGGCACCGTCTCTTTCTTGTCTCCGTACATCCCACGTCCGATGATCATGCCATCGCGCATATGTGCGACGAGCGACGCGAACATCTTCTCCGCTTGCGCTGCCTTGAACTGCCTTGCGGCGAGCACTTCCGCTTCGCCGTCTGAGATCACGTTGTCGATGATGACCGGACGCTTCTGACCGAAGCGCCACGAGCGACGGATGCCCTGATACGCTTGCTCGAACGAGTAGCCCGCGAACATCGTTTGATGCGCGCAGTGTTGCCAGTTGAGCCCCCATGCGCCGATGACAGGCTTGATGACCAGAACGCGCGTCGACCCGTCTTGGAAGGCGTTGAACTTGCGCTCCTTCTCCTCGTCGGTGTCGGACCCCGAGACCTGAACGGCGCCGTTGATGAGGCGCTCCATCTCGTCGCCCTCGTCGTTGAGGTGACACCAGCACACGGCCGGATCGGTCGTAGCGTTCACGATGTCAGCGACGCGCGCGCACCGTTCCGCGATGGTGCGGCGCCGTTCCTCGCGTTGCTCTGTGAGACCGTGGGCAGCCATCGCGAAGAGGAACCCGTCGCGAGGCTTGATGCTCTTGACGATGTTCGATCGCTCGATGAGCGGAGGGAGCGCGAAGCCTTCATCGCTGAAGCCGAGGTCGGATGGCTTGCGCATCGCACGCGCCCACGATGCGACCCATCGCCAGAAGGGAACCTCCGCATGTCCCTTGAAGCGCCACCCCGGCTTGCCGCCGCCGTGGTTCGCCCACTTGCGCGCGGTGTCGCTGGTGTTCTGATCGTTCTTGAAGAAGCGATTCAGCATATCCATGTGGCCGAGATACCCGAGCGCCTCCGACGACGTGCCGAGTTCTACGAAGTCGTTCGGCGCGGGCGTCGCGGTGCAGAGGAGACGATAGGGCATCTCGCGCATGAACTCCGTCACCGCGGCCTTCGTGGTGCCGTCGAAGTTCTTGAGAATGCTGCTCTCGTCGCACACGACGCCCGCGAAGTCGCGCGGGTTGAAGTGGTGGAGCTTCTCGTAGTTCGTGACGTGGATTCCCTTCGTCACTTCGCCCGAGGTGCGGTGCGCGTGGAGTCCGAACTTGTGCGCTTCGGCGACGGTCTGCGCGCCGACCGCAATGGGCGTCAGTACGAGCACGGGGCGGTTCGTGTGCTCGACGACGTTCTGCGCCCACACGAGTTGTTGAAGCGTCTTCCCGAGT